ACAAGAAGGCGCGGTGTTATCACCAAGGGGAGACAAAGACCAGTAGTCCGAGCAAAGGCCGCAAGCGGAAGAAGAATAGAAAAGAACAATGGATTAGTGATTATATAGAGACTTGACAACCATACTTGACTTGATTACAATAATGTTGTAGCTGTTTGCCTACGGGCAGGCGGCTACTTTTATTTGTGCAAGAGCCTGGCGTAATGCCCGGCTTTTTTATTGGAGCTGATACTGTGGCACAGGAATGAGCTAAGGCTTTTTATAACTAAGGGGCCTGGCTTAAGTGCCGGGCTGCATATATAGCAGAGCGCATAGCCATTGATGGTGGACTGTGCGAGGAGTGCCAGGAGGAGCTGGGTTATATAGTACACCACAAAATACTACTTACTCCGGCGAATATCAACGACCCAGAGATAGCACTGAATCATGAGCATCTTAAATATGACTGCAAGCGCTGCCACGATTATGAGGAGGCACACTTTATTAACAAGGATGACTGCCGGTGCAGGTTTGATGCGTCAGGGCAGCCGGTGGAGGTAATGCCCCCCCCCCATAAATAAATAGCTGTCAGCCCTACAGGGACCGGGGAGGGGACCTCGGAATAATACACAGGTGATTTTGCAGTCCCCCCTCCCTGAAAACCGGCATTATTTAGAGACTTTTCCAAGGAGGTGAAAGCAGTTGGAAAAAGCTAAGCGGATTAGGAAAGAGGAAAACCGACTTAAGAAAATTTACAAAAACTTAGAAGGCCAAAAAAAACAAACGGCCCAGGGCTTGATCCAGAGGGCTGCTTTCATGCGAGTCACCCTGGAGGACTTTGAGGCCGACCTAGATCAGAATGGTTTTGTGGAAATGTTTCAGCAGGGTAAGGACCAGGATCCTTATGAACGTAAACGGCCAGTAGCTGATCTTTATAATTCTATGAATACCAGCTACCAGAAGATTATTAAGCAGCTCACCGACTTACTGCCGAAGGACGAACCAAAGCCGGAGGACGATGGCTTTGATAGTTTTGTAGGTGGTCGGGAAGATGATTAAATACCCAATTGCCTATAATCCCATTCTGGAATACTGGGAGCAAATCAAATCAGGCGAAGAAGTTGTCAGTGAGAAAGTGAGACGCACCTATCAGAAGGTAGTCTATGATTTAACCGATAACAACAGCGAATATTATTACAGCCCCAAGCGGGCAAACCATGTTATAGAGTTCATTGAAAACTATTGCAAGCATTCCAAGGGTAAAGAGGGCGGTAAGCCGGTCATCCTAGAACTCTGGGAAAAAGCCTTACTGGCCACCGTCTTTGGTTTTATAGATATCACCGGGTGCCGGAAGTACCGGGAAGCAGTTTTAATCGTTGGAAAGAAGAACGGTAAGTCATTAATAGCCTCCGCTGTGGGGCTTTATTTATTGGTCGGGGATGGGGAGCCCGGACCTGAGGTTTATGCGGTGGCCACTAAGCGTGATCAATCTAAGATCATTTGGGGAGAAGCAAAGCGCATGGTGAAGAAATCACCGGCATTACGCAAAAGAATCAAGCCCCTGGTATCTGAGTTGGTTAGTGATTTCAATGATGGCATCTATAAGCCCCTGGCCAGCGATAGTGATACCCTGGATGGTCTGAACGTTCACGGTGTACTCATGGATGAGATACATCAGTGGAAACAAGGTAAGGCACTTTATGATATCATGGCTGACGGCACCACTGCCCGGGAGCAGCCTCTGGTGTTTATAACCTCCACAGCCGGTACTATCCGGGAAGATATATATGACCAGAAGTACGAGGAAGCCGAAAGAATAATCAATGGCTACTTCGACGAGAACGGCTATAAAGACGAACACTTTATAGCCTTTATTTATGAACTCGACAATCGAAAAGAGTGGACGGAGCCTAAGTGCTGGCGAAAAGCAAACCCCGGCCTGGGGACGATTAAAAGTCTTGAGCAGCTGACAGCGAAGGTAAAAAAGGCCCAGGCCAATCCGGCCCTAGTCAAGAACCTGGTCTGTAAGGAATTTAATATCAGGGAGACCAGTTCTGAGGCATGGCTCACTTTTGAACAGTTAAACAATACTGATAAGTTCATGCTTGATTTTGAGAACAGACTTTTAATCTGGGATCACTTGAATACTGATACCGGATTATGGGAGAGAAAAGAATTACCTTTGCCCAGGTATGGGATCGGCGGCACGGATCTATCCAGCACTACCGATTTGACAGCGGCAAAGGTTATTTTTATGGTTCCAGGATGTCTATATATTTTCGTATTGCAAATGTACTGGATAGCCGAGGAACTGGTGGAGCAGCGAGTCAGAGAGGATAAAATCCCTTATGATCTCTGGATTGAGCAGGGGTTATGTCGGACCTGCCCAGGTAACAAAGTCCATGCAAAGTATGTAACCGAGTGGTTTAAAGAGGTCCAAAACGATCTGGATATTTATATCCCCTGGGTCGGGTATGACAGTTGGTCAGCTACTTACTGGGTTGAAGAAATGCGAGGAGAATTCGGCAAAGAAAGTATGATCCCGGTTATCCAAGGTAAGAAAACTTTATCGGGACCCATGAAGCAGTTAGAAGCTGATTTGGGTAGCAAGCTGGTTATTTATAATAATAACCCGATCGATAAGTGGTGCCTGGCCAATTCTGCCAAAGAAGAAGATAAAAACGGAAACATCCAATTGTGTAAAACATCTAAAAGAACCAAACGTGTAGACGGTACCGCAGCCCTCTTGGATGCTTATGTAGTACTGCAAGACCGGCTGTCCGAATACCATAGTATGATTTAAAGGGGGTGAGCCCAATAGGATTATTTGACCGATTTAGGAATAAAGAACCCACACAACAAACTAAATATCAATTAGTAACTGAGCGCGGCAACGGTTTCTACGCCTGGAACGGCAAGATTTATCAGTCCGATATCGTCCGGGCGGCCATGCGGCCAAAAGTAAAGGCCATAGGGAAGTTGGTTGCTAAGCATATCCGGCAGACCGTGCTGAAGGATGGCACCCGGAAGCTGGAAGTCAATCCGGAGGTCTATATCAGGTTTTTACTGGAGGAGCCCAATCCATATATGACCGGGCAGAAGCTTCAGGAGAAGCTGGCGTCCCAATTGGTTCTCAATAATAATGCTTTTGCTCTTATTATCCGGGACGAGTTTGGATATCCGACAGAAATATACCCAATTCCTGCGGTGTCGGCCGAAGCGATCTATGATAAAAATTATGTACTTTATCTGAAATTCATATTTGCCAACGGGAAAATTTACACCTTCCCATATGCTGACATTATTCACCTGAGGCAAGACTTCAACAATAACGACATTTTCGGTGATCCAATAGCCCCTGCCCTGGCTCCATTGATGGAGATAGTCACCACTACTGACCAGGGCATAGTTAAAGCTATCAAAAACAGCAGCATAATTCGATGGCTACTCAAATTCACAGCATCGATGCGGCCCGAGGATCTGAAAAAACAGGCTGCGGATTTTGCAACTAACTTCCTAAGTATTGACAGTACCGGTACCGGGGTAGCTGCCACAGATGCTAAAGCCGACGCACAGCAGATTAAACCGGAAGACTATGTACCTAACGCTGCTCAGATGGATCGTACTACCAGACGGATTTATTCACTGTTTAACACTAATCAAAAAATAGTGATGAGTGAATACGATGAAAACGGGTGGAATGCGTATTACGAGGCTGAGATTGAACCAATAGTAATTGAACTGACTAATGAGTATACCCGAAAAATCTTCACCAGGCGCGAAAGAGGCTTTGGAAACAAAATCCTATTCGAGGCAGCCAACTTGGCAACGGCCAGCATGCAGACAAAGCTGAACTTAGTCCAGTTTGTTGACTGGGGAATAATGACTCCCAATGAGGTAAGAGAGGTGTTTAATCTGACGCCAATTGAAGGCGGAGACGCGCCAATACGCAGATTAGATACCAGGCCAGTTGATGAGTAAGGTAAATTATGGTATAATGTTCTTGTGGGATAGCCCCGGATTAGCTACCCGGTGCGACAAGGATTCCCGAGATCCTTCCCACACTTTTAAAAATTAATACTCGGGGAAATAATTACTCAATCGGGAGGGTGTTTTTATTGTGGCTATTTGCGGTATTTATAAAATAGTATGCACAGTTAATAAAAGGATATATATAGGGCAAAGCACAGATATCACTGAGCGATGGAAAGATCATGCGAGACGACTCACTATTAATAAACACGATAACCGATATTTACAAAATGCCTGGAATAAATATGGCGAAGATTCGTTTATATTTAGTGTTGTAGAGGCTTGTAAAAAAGATTTCGATTTATTGAATGCCAGGGAGATATATTG